GGCTCGCACTTCATTTCAGAAGGATGACAGACAATGTCTGACGAGTTGAACGAGATCCAGCAGATCACCCACGAGTACCGCAAGAGCCTGGCGGCTTACGAGGCCCGCACGGGCCGCGCGCCGCAGACCGTCGACCACCGCGGCAGCGGCGAGGAGCGCGAGAAGTTCGCGAAGATGGACGCCGACCTGACCAGCGCCGAGCTGATCGCGCAGAACCGTTCCCTCGAGGCGCGGCTTGCCAAGCTCGAGGCGCAGCCCATTCTCGAGACGCGCGCGCCGAAGGGCATCAAGGGCACGGCCGACACCGATAGCGCCGAGTACGCGGCGCGCTGGCTCCGCGCCGTCGCCACGAACAACGCGCAGGAGATGCGCGCGCTCGCGACCAGCTCCAGCAACGCCGCGATCCCGACCGACATGGAGCGGCGGATCGTCGAGAAGCTCCAGCAGGCCAACGTCCTGCGCCAGATCGCCCGCGTCAGCACCATCGACAGCAAGCGGACGATTCCGGTCGAGAACGCCCTGCCAAGCACCGCGCTGGTCAGCGAAGCTGGAGCGATCACGCCGGCCGATCCGACCTTCAGCACGGCGATCAGCGTGGTTCCGTACAAGTACGTCACCGCGACCAAGATGAGCCAGGAGTTCATCGAGGACGCCATCGGCAGCGGCGGCATCGGCAGTGGCCTGAACTACGTGGCCGACAAGTGCGCCATGAGCATCGCGCTGAAGACCGAGGAGGCATACACCATCGGCAGCGGTTCGAGCGCGCCGCAGGGCATCTGCGTCTCGGGCGGCGTCACCCAGGGCGTCGACCTCGGCAGCGGCACCGCCCTCACCAGCGTGACCTCCGACAACATCATCGACATCGTGCACGCGGTCCCGCCGCAGTACCGGGCAAGCCCTGCGTTCCGGTGGCTGGTCTCGGACACGCTGCTAAAGACCGTCCGCAAGCTCAAGGACAGCGCCGGCTACTATGTCTTCAGCCCTGCGGCAGCGGTCAACCAGACCAACATCGTCGGCCTTCCGGGCACGATCTACGGCGTTCCGTACTCGGTCGGGCAGTATGTCCCGACGACCACTGCGAACGGCGCGATCTACGGCGTCGTCGGCGACTTCAACTACTTTGAGATCTTCGACCGCACCGGGATCACCTCGATGATTGACCCCTACAGCGCGGCATCCACGCACGAGAGCACGCTGTACATCTACACGCGCACGGACAGCCACATCATGCTGCCGTCGGCGTTCGCGGCCCTGATCGGCTGATCCATCCTCTTCTCCTTGCTCCCTCGCCGCGGAAACGCGGCTAGGGGGTTTCAATGAGCATCCCGCTCTCAACCATCAAGTCGGCGCTCAAGATCGACTACGCCGACGATGACACGGACCTGATCCGTCTCCGCGAGGCGGCTACGGCCCTTGTCGAGCGCCGCACCGAGCTGCTGCTTTCGCCGCAGGCGCGCACGCTGTACCTCGCGACCTGGTCGGACACGCTGCTGCCGGACCATCCATTCAACAGCCTCACCAGCGTGACCTACTACAACAGCTCGAATGTGCTCACCACGATGCCGTCGAGCGACTACTGGGTGGACCGCACCGATGGTCCGATGGTCCGCGTCCGCTTCCTCGACTCGCCGACCATCTACGAGGGCACGGCGATCAGCGTCAACTACAACGCCGGGTACAGCGCGGTTCCGAACGAGATCACCCACGCGATCATCGCGATGGTCGGAGCCTGGTACAACAACCCCGAGGCGTTCCAGCCCATCGGGCTGCAGACGGTGCCGCTGTCTGTCGAGTACATCCTCAGTGCCGTCGGCACGGGAAGCAGGATCCGATGATCTCGGGCGGCGTCCTGCGGTGGACCGCGACCGCGACCCAGCCGACGGCTGCAATCGACGGGATCGGGATGCGCGGCACCACATGGACCACGCTCGGCACCTTTCGCTGCGATATGCGCGAGGATTCCGCGCAGGAGCAGCCCTACGCCGACGGCATCGCCGTCGTGCGGAATGTCGAGGTCCGCGCGCGGTGGCAGGCGGTGCAGGGCATCGGCCTCACCGAACTCTGCAGGCTCACCGTCCGCGGCAGGACGCTCCGCATCAACAGCATCAGGAACCTTGACGAGTCCGACCGCGTCGCCGTGATCCAGTGCACGGAGGTGAACTGATGCCCGGCGTACTGATCGAACAGGACATCAGGACGATGCTAGGGGCAAACGCCGCGCTGGTGGCGCAGATCCCGACGGCGCGGATGTCCTACGCCTACCGGCTGCAGGATGGAATCATGCCCGCGCTCACCTACGAGATCACCAGCTTGACTCAGGAAAGCATCGCCGGAGGCACCGCGGTCAAGCTCGCGCGCGTCGAGATGACCGTGATAGCGGCGATCACGCTGGACGCCATCAACCTGATCGGGAAGGTCAAGGCAGCCTGCGCGGCCGGCACCTACGGGGTCACGCAGTTCGACGCCGTGATCTGGAACGGATACACGATCGCCGGAGCGGTCGTGGGCGAGGGAGACGAGCAACAGCCCGCCGAAGCGACGGCGACGGTGGACATCTACTACAGGGAATAACACATGGCGTTCAACTCAGCACTATCCAAGCTCCAGTGGAAGGATGTCGTAGGTGGCACCTACGCGGATGTCAATGCGGTGGGTTCGATCTCATTCAGCATCTCGCGCCCCACGCTCGACATCACGCCGATCGGCACGCCTACGAGCCTGTTCATCGCCGGCGTCTCGAACGCGACGGCATCGCTCGACATCTTCTACGACAACGATGACGCGACGCACAATTTGTGGCTCGACCACATCAACGAAGCGAATGCGGCGAGCTATTGGAAGTTCATCCTGGAAAGCGGCGAGGAGATCGAAGGGACGGCCTTGATCACATCAATGGAAATCAGCGCGGCGGCGAACTCGGTCGGTCGCGCGACGCTGCAGCTCCAGTTCTCGACGGCAGCCGGTTCGACCGCGAAGGCGTGGACGGTCGCGACCGCATGACGAGCATCCGCGACGCACTCACACTCAGGCCGAAGACCGTCGACATCGACGGCCACGCCGTCACGCTGCGCCGGCCGAGCGCGCTCGACTTGCTGGAGGCGCTTGAGGAATCGAAGCGCGCGCCAGAGCGGCTCTACCTGTGGCTGGTGTGGCGGCACCTGATTGAAGACGGGCGCCCTGTGTTCGCGTCCGTGGACGAGGTCGGCGGGTGCGACGCGCGGATGGTGCAGCTGATCGGGAGGCAGTGCGAGCTTCTGTACGAGGAAGGCCGGGACTGACCAAGGCGCAGCGCACGGTGCTGGACTGCGCCTTGAAGTGGATGAGCACCGACCTCGACTCCATATCGGTGGTACTGATCAATGGCGCGCTTGAGATTCCCGACTACACAGGCATCCGTCGCAAGCTCGACGAACTCGTGGGGAAGGACCACCGCGCGAGGCGCGGGCTACATGTCCGCGGGAATTGACACCGACAGCATCAGGCGGCTGAACGCGGTGCTCCAGCGGTTCCCGAAGAAGATGCGCGCAGGGATCGCGAAGGACGCGCTGCGGCCCTGGGCGCAGGCGGTCCGAAAGGCGGCGCGCGCCTACGCCTGGAAGAACGCGGAGCGCACCAAGAAGCAGCTCTTCTACAAGGTCAAGACCTACCGCCGCGCCGTGTGGGCGGCTGTCGGCGTCCGCGCCGAGACGACGAAGACGCCGAAGGAGGCGCGGCTCGGGCGGTTCTCCCCGTTCGTCGGGTGGAAGAGCCACTTCATGGAGGTCGGCTGGCACGCGTTCCCCAAGGGCAAGCGCGGCAATGACGCGCGGCGCGAGGTCGGCGCCAAGAACCTGCGGATCGAACGCGGCGAGGCGTTCACAAAGCAGATCACGGTGTACAGGAACGGCAAGCCCCACATCCGCACCATCAAGGAACGCGCGAGCAAGGTCAGCAAGACAAGCGGAACGGGCGGCGGCGGTCGCGGCTGGCGGCGCGGGGTCCGCGGCTACAAGGGCGCGTTCCAGAGCCAGTACGCGCGGCACTATCTGTTCAAGGCGGCTATGGTGGGCAGGAACATCATCCGGGGGCTGATGAACAAGGCCGTCGGGCGCGCCATCGTAGAGGCGCGGAGAGGCACCGCATGAGCGCGCTACCGACGCTGAACATTCCCGTCGTGGTCAACACCGAGCAGGTGCCCGCCGCGATGAAGAAGGTCGAGAAGACCGTCGCCGACAGCGCCTCGCGCATCGGCAAGATAAAGGCCGCCGTGATGCCTGGACTCGGCGCGCTCGGCGCGGGACCGCTCGGAGGCGTGCTCGGAGGCGTCGCCGGCATGGGCGGCGCGGGCATGGGAATCGCGGGCGTCGGCGCTGCGTTCATGGCGCCCATCCTCGCCGCGAACAGGCTGCAGGACGCGCTCGACGCCCAGACCAAGGGCGCGGCCCAGGCATTCGAGGAGTACAGGAAGACGGGCGTCCAGACCGCGCAGCTGAATGCCGTGCTGCTGGAGCGCCTCGCCGCGCTTGAAAAGCAGCAAGCCGGTGGCCGACCGATGGGATTCATGGCGGCTTTTGAACAGGCAAACATTGCCGTCAACAATGCCACTTTCAGCGAGGGAATGTCCCAATGGTGGCAGAAGCGAGCTACGGAAATGGGTGCATTCATCGGTACAGTCGCCGGCGGTGGAACGGTCAGGGAGGCATCGCTTGAAGCCCAGATTTCCACTGCTGGCCAAGGCGTCGCCATGCAGGCCAAGGCCGAGCTCGACAGGTATCGTGAACTGAAGGCCGCCGGCCTCGTGGGACCGAGCGCATCCAGCGCGCAGATCGGCCCTGGCGGCGTCTTCGTACCGAGCCAGCAGCTGCAGGAAATGAACCGGATACAGCAGCAGCTCAATGACACGCTCAAGAAGGGACTCGGCTGATGCCTGCACCCGTGTACGAACGCTACCTGAGGAATGTGCAGATCCGCACCGGCGAGATCGGCCAGCCGTCGACCATCACGCATTCCATCGTGATCACGCGCACGGACCGAGCCGTCATCACCATCGACACCGAGATATTGGCGATCCAGACCGAAGGCCATGTCCCGTTCATGAACGATC